GAAAGATCCAAATTTTAAAATTATGAAAAAGCTGATCAGTATCTGTGAATCGTATCCAGTTTACTATACGGGAAATGTAAAGGAAGCATTTGCCCGATTCCGCTTGCCACATTTTCAATTATACCGCCGTTAGTTGTATAAGAATATTTTAACGCCTCTTGAAGAGCGTTTCCAAAAGTCTCACCCGTCCAATCGTAAGCGATAGCGTTTTTTGCTCTTTCTTGAAAATCTCCGTCAAAAATCCCACCTATACCGCCAACCAAACCGATTCCGAGGTCTACGATACCTTCAAGACCTTTTACCGCTCCCGTAAGAACGTTTGCAACGATATCTCCAACGGTAGACAAACCTCGAACAAGAAAAGACTGATTCGCCTTTTCTTGTTCCGCTTGCAATTCAGCATTTCTTTGAATTTGTTGTTCACGCTCTAACGCCGCTTTTTTTTCTAAATAATCATAATAAAGTTTGCGGTTTTCACGATTCTCACGGAGAGATTGCGCTCTTGCTCGTCTTTCGGCAGGAGTTAGAGTATATGCCATATTTACGCTCCTTTAATCATAATCTACATTCAGCGAGTTTACAAGTTCTTCCAAGTGCTTAACGCCCCACCAATTCCACGTTCCGAGGAAGTTTGGCGCGTCCTTTAAGTATCTTAAATTGCCATTTTGACAAACTATAACAATTTGTCCGGCGTAATAACACAAGTCGCCCGCTTGCGGTTTTCTACCGTATGCGGAGTACATATATTTCTTAACGTCGGCTTGTTCGGCACTTGCAACCGTATCTCCAAGTTTTACCCCATAGATATTGCCACCGGATTCAAGTTGAAATTCAAGGTTTTTCGAGTCCGCCGGCTGAACATTATATCGTGTACTAACATCGCGCAAAGCCTTAATATCATTGCCGTTCGAGAGTTTATTGATTTTGAAATAATCTTTTATCTTACCCTCGTCAGCCTTTTTCAATTTAGACTCAATGTTCGTTATATACGAATTATATACTTGCTCACCAAGAATATCTTTGTTGGAATCGAGATATGCTTTTGCCTTTTCGTAGTCTTCCCCGGCGATAAGGTCTTCGACTGTCGCTTGCGCCACAACGAACGCATTTTGTCTATCGGATTCGGTTTTAGCCGTAAGGTTATCGCGAAGTTTTCCTTCTGCTTGTAATTTAAGAGCGTTAAATTGAGACTCGGTTACTTGCCCGCGATACTGTTCGAGGAATCTATCAAAGTCATCTTGCGTGTAATAAGTCGCGCTTGCAATCGCCGTGCGCGCGTTTTCAAATGCTGAATTTTGCGATTGCTCGTTTTTAGCCGCTTGTTCCTTATCGTAGGCTTGCTTGTTTGCTTGCGCCACTTGTTTCGCTTGTTGTGTTAAGGTAAGAAAATCACTATCGGAGAGACGGTTTCTAAACTGCTCTATATATTTAAGAATTGCACTCTCGTCTTTTTCCGAACTTTGAGACACTGTATTATAAGCGTCTTGATATGCTTGTTTTTGATTATTCTCAAATTGAGTTTTATATCCGTCAAAAATCCCCGATACGCTATCTTTGGAGGTCTGCCAAGATTGAAGATTATCTTGTGCATAGGCTTCTTCAAGGCTTGACTTTCTATCCTGATAGTCGTTCTCTATCGCGCCCATATCCGAAGAGTAACTATTGTATGCGTTAAGCAAACTCGATTCGCTTACACCAAGTCCGCCTAATCCTTGCGCTTTTATTTGCGTGGGAAGATACTTTTTTAATTTATCGAGAGTGATACTCGCATTTTGTTGCGACTGCATTTTGCTCTTATCCAAAGCCGAAACTCTCGTTTCATAATCGCTTTTGCGTTGTTGGTCTTTTCGATATGTATCATAAAGACTGTTGCCGATGTCCCAATCCACATCGGACATTCCGCTTTTCCGCGACAATATCGTCGAAGGGTCGTATTCTTGTCCGTAATTCGCTCTATACCATTCCAAAAAATCAGTCCCCTGATATTTAGCCGAGAATTTATTACTCGGCGTAGTTTCGGTTGTACTGCTCGACGGATTCGTCGTCGAAGTGCTTGTAGACGGATTCGACGGAGTTGGTATTGTAGGAGTTACACTCGGATTTGTCTTTGGTGTAGTCGGTATTGTCGGAGATGTTGGTTCGGAAGTTTTAGGATTATAATCCCCAACCCCGCCACGATTTGAGCCATCGTTTATCGTTGGAAACTTTTCGAGATTCGGATTGCCTATAATCTCCCCTTCGTCAGTTACACCGCCTTTTTTACCACCTGAAAATCCGCCGCCCACAGTTCCGACAACGTTACTATCGAAAAATTGACTTTTATCAACCGGAGCAAACCCTTTGTCTTTATCAAAAGGATTCGTCGGAATAGATGAGGGTAGTTTTGGATTTGCCACCAAATCGGGAGCGGAAGGCGTATTCGATTCTTTTATATAATCGTTATAAATATCGAGCGGATTTTTACTACCCGTGTTTTTAGAATTTCCGGGAGTTTCCAATGAGGGCGGATTCGACGGTTTTACCACTCCTACACCGCCTACGTCTCCGTATTTTTTGAGTTCGTCTTCCCAATATTTAAGCCTGTTCGTCTTTTTCATTTTCCACCTCCAAGGTGTTTATATTTTCTTTTGGAAGATTATTTATGTAATTATCGAACTTTTGAAGGTTGTCAATCTTCTTCCAAATTCTTCCTTTATATTCGTCTGTTACAAAGAGATAAGAACGATACATTTTTATCACGCCCATTACAAGAAATATCGCGACTTGCAAAGTCGTCCAAATAAGATTTGCATAACTGAAATCCTTGATAAGTTCCACTCCGTATACGCCGAATATAATTGCCGTACCAAACTTTGAAATAACATCGGCTAAACCCCTTTGAGTCTCATATTGAGCCTTCGTCCTTCCAAAATAAAACGGGTCTTGCTGCTTGCCGCCTTCGCTTGTGAGTTCTCCTCCCGACAATGCAGTAAGTTTTAAGTTGACCGCTTTATGATAACCGCGAAGTTTTTTAAGTTCGGTTATTCGCAACGCCCTATCTTTCATCTTCTCTTTATCCACCGTAAACGGAATCGCCACGCCGTCTTCGTCAAAACAAGAAGAATACTTCAATCCAACACGAGCAAGAATTTTCGTCCGTTGCGTTTTGTAGTTCTTTGCATTTTCCTCTTCACACCATTTGTCGAGTTCTTCTATATGCGGAGAAATTTTCATAACGATTTTCGAGTGTTCGGCAATAGTGGCTCTTACACCCTCTTCTCTATCGCCGCTCATCATACCTTGCAAGTCAAAAGTACGATTGATGAATATACCGAGGAAAAAACACAAAGAACCGTCCGCAATAATCTGCGATATGGTCTTACCCGTCTTATCTATCCGCAAAAAGGCAGTTAAAATATACACGGCACACACGAAGAAAATTATGAAATAGCCGATATTTTGTTTGAAAAAATCTCTTACTTTTTCACCCATAATCAAGTCCTACCTATGTATTTTTTTATTACTTCCTCTACTTGTGCAGTTGTGGCGTCGGCGGTTTTTCCGACAAGCATATCTTCTTTGGTTTTTTTGATTGCCTTTTGAAAAAACATATAATCTATAAATTCTCCGAGTAGCGCCATTCCCGTAAGCAGGAGTATATCTTGCAATACTGCTTGTAATAAGTATGCCATAACAAAAGCGATACCGAACGATACAATTCGCCTCGGCATTTTTAATTTGCCTATAACCTTCATAAAAACAAGCGTTGCAAGTATGATTCCGCCGAGCGATAATTTAACAGTATCTCCGGGAGTTTTGGTATAATCGCCCCAATTAAACGCAAGACATATAACGAGCGGAGCGATTGATACCAAGAAACTGCCTATGTAGAGAAAAACAAGTCTTAATTTATAATTCGGTTTTTTCTTCATCGTCCGCCTCCACTTTTGCTATTTCGGAAGCGTAACCGCTTTGGACTAATTCTCCCATATTACAAAAGCCTATCCGACACATTTCTTTGGTTGCTTTCGTATCTTTTTCAACGGAAGCGATTCTTTTGTTTATGGTAGCAAATTCTTCGGATATCCGCCTATCCTGTTCATTTAACGCCCCTTCGGTTTTACGCCCGTTTTCAGCCGTTTCGTTTACGTCTTTCGTAGCCTTATTGAAATTATCGACCGTACATTGAATTTTCGCTATAATCGGCAATGAGGCGGTTGCAAGTCCTCCGATAGCGGTTAAAGCAAGTACGGCGTTAGGAATAAGTTTTGTTTCGGCATACTCTTTCCACGCGACTTCCCCAACCGTCAAGAAATACACTCCGACCGCCGCCAATGCGCCGAGAATAAAGCCTATAAGAATCGCAAGAAATATCTTAAATTTTTTCATCTTCGTCTCCTTCATCTACGAATCCGAAGGTTACGGGTTTACCCTCGAAGCAGTCGTACCACTTTTCACAAGGCTCGTCGCAACCTTCCTTTTCGCAAATATCGCAAATATTTTCGACGGTTATTGCAACCATTCTTCTCTTACCTCTACGCCCATAGCCGTAAGTTCTTCTTCCGTTTTGCCGTCAAGGTCGTTTACCCAACCGTCCAAAGCGTCATTCACTTCCCTCTCGGAAAGAACCTTCTCCTCGATTTGTGCGTTAGCAGATTGCAACCAAAGTGCCTTTTTGAATCTTTTCATTTTCTATTGCCTCCAATAATTTTTTTGCGTGATTACTCACAATATTTTTAAGTCTTGACTTCGGAGCGTAGGGATATATCTTCTCCTTGTAAAACTTCCAAGCGTTTATATGTGATAGCCAGCCGAGCAAGGATAATATCCCTTGTGCTTGATGAACGGTTATATACCCACTCTTTCTAACATTCCTTACTCGGCGGCAAAGTCGAAAAAAGATTTTCTTCCTTAATACCGTTTTGTCTTGATAAAATCTAAACCCAACAAAGTCAATCGGTCGACTACCAACCTTCCATACTTGATAGTTTCTTTTTAGTTTCAACCCTATCTTATGGAGATACTCGTCCATTCTCGCGATAGCCTTGTGGAGTTTTCTTTTGTTCGTATCGAGGAGAACCATATCATCGACGTAACGAACATATTTCCTTATTTTCAATTCTTCCTTAACGTAGTGGTCGAACCCTTCGAGAAAGAAGTTTGAAAACCATTGAGAAGTATAATAACCGATAGGTAGGCAATCTCCGCCGTTTTTAAGAATTGCATTGATTAGCCTTAATACTTTCTCGTCTTTAATTTTGTTCCTGAACATTGACATTAAATACTTCGGTTTTACGCTATTAAAAAACTTTGAAATATCTAATTTTGCCACATATCTTATTTTCTCGTCCTTTAACGCACGTTCAACGTATCTTTTGGCTTCCATTCCTCCACGGGTAGGAACGCTTCCACAGTTAAACCGATACATTCCTTTCGTTATTATCGGCTCAATTATAAGCATTACTACCCAATGGAGTATTTGGTCAGGGAAGAACTTCGGAACTGTTATAATTCTTTCCTTACTGCAAGAGCGGTCGTATATTGTAATTTGACGATTCGGACTCAATTTCACGCTTTCGTTTACAAGCATTTCTTGAATCCTTAAAGCGTAAGCCTCTTCATTTTGTAAAACTTTTCTTATGTAATGCTTATAAGTTTTACCTTGTGCTGCTTTTCTTATCGCGTAACGAATAAGACTTAAATCGCACATCTTCTCATATAAATAGCCGACTCTCTTCATATGCCTTTTAATCTCCTCACGGGTTTTCGAGAAAAACCTACTAAACCGTCCTCTTTTCGGATTATTTTTTGCCAAGGGGCAAGGATTGCGTGTGCAATGAATAAATGTTTGATTAAAATGCGACCGCCGATGTTGCCGTTGGCGTTGGACGAAGAATTGTTACCATTCCAATTCCACAAACCGGCATTGACACCGTTGTTCCAATTCCCACCGCAATTCAGCACGGGCGGCACACGCTACCCTATATTTTTAGTCCAAAGGGAGAAGTGTCTCCCTTTTAATCCCTCTCTTAAAGAGGTTTATAACAAAGGCGACCGCCGATGACGCCGTAGGCGTAGGACGAAGAATCGCTACCAGACCAAAACCACAAACCGGCATAGACACCGTTGCTCCAATACCCACCGCAACGCAGCACGGTACCGTTTGCGTTGTAATAGTAGTAATCGGAATAATAAGTCGTACTCCCTGCACCCGTCTCTGTCGTAAATCCAAGCAGCGGATTTTTGTCAAACGGAGTAATAACTTTCGTATACCCCTCCCCTTCTTTTCTGTCTCCCATATACGAATATGGAGCGTCGTATTTATCGGAAGCATAATCTTCCGGGGATTCGCAAACGTAAACTTTCTTACCTTTGAAGTTTACTCCGTCGCACCAAGTCCAAGTATTACCCCAAGGATTTTCGATTCCTCTATACTTGCAAGCGTGTTTGCCGTCCGTATTACAAGTAGCGTCCGTCCAAGGGTCGGTTTCAAGGTCGTGGTTATTATTATACGAACCCGAAGGAGTTTTGATATTGTCGGTATGCCCCGTTATAAGAGCGGCAGTATTCTCGCCGTTTGTAAATCCTTGCATAATTGATTGAGAGTTCGTGGTTGCAAACTCAATCATAAACAATTCTTTAATGATAGCGTCGATTAAAAAATCATACTGCTGATAACCCGCTCCCACCGCCTTACAAGCCGTCCTATAATTCGGAAGAGTAATAGAAACTTTAACCGTTTGCCCGCTCTTCGACATCATTCGAGAGTTCGTGGAGTCGTAACTTCCCTCATACTTACCGATAAGAACGTAGTCGAGTTCGTTTCCTTTGCCGTCTACGAACAAAGTCCCGAATCCGTCGTACCGACAACCCGATATTTGATGTTTATAAGTTCCGTTCGTATTCTTTGTGATTTTCGTATAGAACTTTGGCACACGAATGAAAACGTTTCCGAACTTGTCCGTAACTTCTTTCATCTCACACCAAGGGTAACATCTATCAAAGTCGCTCTTGATTTCGCTTTGACCGACCGTGTAGCCTAACCCCACCGCCGAATCTGTTCTCGTAAGAGTTGGCGAGGATTGTCCTACGCCGTCCACTCCGTAAATTTTTGTTTTTTCTAAAAGCATTTTAAGCCTCCTTATTTACTTTCGAGAGCGATTATTCTCTCGATAATTTCCTTAAATTGTCTATCTATCGCTCCGCCTTTAATATAACCGCGCGACTTTTCAGCCTCGTCGGACATCACAGCGTAGCCAACGACTTGATGTTCTTCTATTTCAACTTGCAACTCTTGCTTTGCGTTTCCGATAAGATTCGTCGTTTCCGTCCGATTCCAAGTTTCGTTTTTCCCATACGCTCCTACATCGCCAGCGGATAAGGTTATATCGTTTGCAAGTGTTTTTCCGTTTATCTTTCTCGTTTCGGGTACAAGACCGCTTACAAGCGATGAAATATCAATTTCCGTTTTATCCCCGCTTTGAAAGGAAAGCGTAAGTTTTCCTTTTGAATAACTTGCTTTCGTTATGAGGCTCTCGATAGGTAAATCTACCATACTTTCGCTTAAAACAACGCCCTCTTTATTCAAAAGTTTTATCGTCATTTTGTAGTCTTTATCGACCGACAAAGATATGCGCGTTCCATTCGTCGCTTCAAGTTCTCTAAACTTCTTATCTGTTCCGCCGCCCTTCGTGTAATTTCTCGCCGTTTCCGACTCTTCGGCGTGGAAAGCGGCGAATCCGTAAATCTCTTTTTGGTCAACTTCTTTTCCGAGCGCAGTTACGTCTTGATTTGTGTCGTCTATTCTTCCGTCAAGTCTACCCACCTCGGAATCAAACGTACTTTCGCTCACAAGTCCGCTTATAAGGTCGGAAATGTTGACTTCAATAGGATTGTTATCCATTGAACCGTCAGCAGTCTTGATGTTGAGCGTGAGAACACCGTTAGCATAACTCGCGCCGAGAATCATACTTTCAAGCGGAAGGTCTATCGTCCCAGAACTTAAAACTTCGCCTTTTTCGTTTTTCAAAGCCACCGTAACGATATAAGTGGTCGGGTCTATTGCGACACTTACTTTTGCCCCCATAGCCGCGAGTCTATCTTCAACGTACTTTTTCGGCGTAGAGTCTTTATCTGCTTTCGGACTTCCGACTTGCAAAGTTCCGTCTGCAAGATATATAGGAATTTTCCCTTCAAGAGGCGTTGGCGAAATATCTTTCGTAACGTTCGCCCCGGTCTTTCCGATAGAATAAAGCCTCTCATATTCGCTTGTATTTGTTACCTTTGCAAGTTTGTCTCGATACAAAATAACGATGTCGTTCGCATTATTGATTATCGTATCAAAACCTACGAGTGTTTTCTTATAACTTGCAAGCGATGACGTATAATCTCCCAAATATTCCTTCGGAACTGAAAAAGCAATCTTTCCCGAAGTAAAAGCATTTGCTTCGATGTTTCGAGTATATCCCAAAAACTTTACGACAGTTAAGGCATTGCAACCATAAAACGCTTTTGAGTAAATACTCGTTATCGAAGACGGGATTTCTACGCTTTTAATATCCTTACCCTTAAAGGCTTCAAGACCTATTACCGTAACGGGGTAATACACGCCTTGATAGAGTACAGAGCAAGGTATCGTTATATCGACTGCATTCCCCTCGTAACTTGAAATAAAAAATTTGCCGTCTTGGAATTTATACACCATTCCGTCCGAGCCGTGATAGTAAACGCCCGATACAGTTCCGATAGAATCAAGTGATTTTTCGGAATATCCAAGAACTCCGTTTAATTCCTCAACTACTCTATCTATCTCGGTTAGAGCAGAGTTTGTGATGTCTATAATCGGTTTATAAAACGCTCTACGAATATCGTCGGCTTTGTACCCCGAATCCGTAGGATTGTTCGGCAAGGAATAAGCGGATTTTCTTTGTATTGCCGATTTTACTTCGGCATTGATTTTTTGGACTTTTGCCATATCATCTCACTCCTATATTAGATTTGTTGATTTTATAAATGATAGTGAAAGTATTCACTATGCAGTTGCTATCGTTATCGGATATAAATCGGAATATAATGAAGTTAAAGTTACGCTCATTGCACTTTACGGAATAACTGTTTGCAAACCCCGTGTCAAACGAAAAGTTTTCAAACGAGAAATTATCAAACGAGAATACGTTTATTCCTTTTGCATTGATGAGTTTGTTTACGTTTCTCGTCTCATATCCGAACGAGAGTTTTCCATTAACTTCCGGCTCGGTCGAAATAACCATTTTGAGAAGAGTTTTGCTTGACTCGTCCGTTCCGAGGTCGAATATAGGAGTATACCATTCGGCAACCACGTTTCTCGTGTGGGTAAACCGCGCGAGCGGATTCGTCGGAAGAGTTGAATTATAATTCGCAAGAATTAAAACGTTGCCGACTTTGTAGTCTTTGAGTTGAAAAGAATCTTCGGTTACGTTCGCAAGATATAACTCTATATTTGAAATAGCCTTATAAAGATTAAATCCGCCGCTTGCGATAGAAACTTTGTTCCCACTCTCATCTTCAAGAGTATACGAGCAACTTCCGTTATCTACATCTCGAACGTAATACTTTGTGTTTATTACAAGACCGCTCTCCCCCACCATATCGGCATAGACCTCCATTCCGTCGTGAAAAGATATAATTTTTTCTTCGTCGGAAATGATTCGGTCGTTTTCTACAACCGCATTATTTGCGATAAGTGCGTAAAATCCCGTCGTCGAAATAGTCATTCTATCGCCTTCGGAAAGTTCTATGCCGATATTTTTGTTGTAAATGACCTTGTTGTCCGCTATATCGAAAGTTAAATCCCCGGAAGTGCTATCTTGATAAGTCCTATCGGTATATTCATTATCAAACACGCAAATTTGCCCGTCCGCGCTCCCGAAATATAAAACATTGTCGATATTTGCCCATACTCTCACGGGGCAATTATCCCAATACCACCACTCATAGTTATACGAATTGTCGATGTCGTCGTTCGAGGTGTATTTATATCTCGAATCGGCTATATAAACCACGTTATCCACGGCAAGGTAATAACGATTTTGATATACAATTCCGACCGCCTCCGATAAATCGGCGTGTGTCTTTAACTTCTCATTGATTGACCGAGAGCGTTCTCTCGTATACCTTTCGGTCGTCGCAACGTTATCCGCAAGAACTATTCCGAAAACGCCGTTTCTCGAAAGTATTATGTTGTCTCCCGCAAAGTTCGCACAAGCATATCTACTTATAACTCCTTCGCCTATACTTCCGGCGGAAGTCGGAAATACGCCACGAATACTGTCAAGGTTTCCACTTGAATCGTAAGATTCCTTATAAGTTCCCGTCCGATAAAAAATACTCGCTTCTTGACTCGTTTCGGATTTGTATACAACGAGTGTACTATCCGAAAGCCGACCGTACCCGCTTATCGGTACTGAATCGCTACCCATTGACGATGTGTTTAAGTCTCCGAAGTAAGTGTAATCGTCTGCTTCCGAATGGAAATCTATATTCGGATATTCAGCGTTGCCCGCAAGAAATAGTCTATCGGTATTTCCGCTAACGCCAAACAATACCCCAAAATTACAATTTGCTATCCTGTCAATATAACCTTCAACCGAGTGTTCAAACGTAACGAAAATATTATCTCTATTTTCTATTTGCGGTGTCGTAGCAATCGAGAACGTTATTTTTCCATTTTCAAAATCTATCGTTCCGACTTGCGTTGAGCCGTCGTATAACTTTGTCTTATCGCTTCCCGTGTTGGAGATTTGTTTTGTAACCGCCGCCCCGTTTGACATAGTTTCCAATTTTATATCCACGGTCGTTTCGTCATCAATACCTCCCGAATCGAGAGTCCAAGTTTTATTCGTTTCGGAAGTTCCGAGAAGTTGGTTTATTCTACGAGACGAAAGGCAGTTTACGTCATCGAGACTTCCCCTCGTATCATCAGACACGCTATCGTTATCAATAGAAATTGTCGTAGTAGGAATATATGTATCTGTGTTATTCGCCACTCTCCGCAATTCGTAACTTGCGCCCTCGTTCCAAGTTCCGTATACAAGATAATCTCCGCAGCCGATTATATATGCTCTACCCTTATTGAAAAAAGCCTGACTTCTTTGGTCTTTGATTTTGGCGGTATCAACTTTCGACGGGGTGTATGTCGAGGTCAAAGTTATATCTACTACGGAATATCTTCCGCCGTTCTTAACGAGTCGATAAAATCTTCGTCCGGCGTGGACTAAAACTTCTCTACGACTTCCGTTCACGTACTCAAAAATTCCGTTTATTCTTTGAGATTGCCCGCCGTATTTGATTTTAATAAGTTCGTTCCAACCGTTTCTTTTTTTGTTTACTCCATATTCGTTTATGAAGTTTCGCATATTCGAGGCACGGTCTCTACGAACGCTTAAAGCCGAAGACGAAAAATCTACGCCCTTAAAATCGGAAAGTTGAAGAGTTCTTCGAGTCTTTAATGATATATTCGTACTTGCTCTCATACTTACACCGTTTGCGAGTAAACAGTCTTAATTCTGCTTACCTTGTTCGTTTTCCTTAAAAGAATTTCTTCGATACCCGATTCAAACCAATTCCGTGCCTCGCTCGCTTCGTTTGGCTCATCGTCTCGATATAAGTCGCCTTTTACGAAATACGGGATAAGCGAAACAATGTTTTCGGGTATAGGCACTTCCCACTCGTTATCGGTAAGGGATTCAACTCTCGGAATCGTTGGACGATAAATTACCGTGTAAGTTATATCTTCGTCATCAAAACGTTCTAAAACAAGGGTGTCTCCTTCCGTTTGATAATCGCAATCCCCGCAATACTCGCCGTCGGAAGTTTCGCTTACCACACGGTCTATATCACAGTAATTATCAATTATCGACGGAAGGTCGAAACGAATAAAAGCACCGCTTGCAACCCCTTCCAAAGCCGTCAAGGTCTTTGATTTAGACGGAAGAACGCCTTTGCTTTCAAGAGCGGAAAAACAACGATTTATACTTCCGGGCATATTCACAAGATAAGCGTTATAGGTATCGTCTTGCTCGTATGTTTCAAGTTTATCTATCGTAATATCATCGCCCATATTGACAAACATCAATTTCAACGCTTCGATTTTTATATCTCCGTATTTCATAATCTCTCCTTTGGCAATTCGGAAGAATCGAACTTCCCATTTCCTAAAATTGCATAAAAGAGCCTACCTACTGTTAGATAGGCTCTTGTTTTGCTTATACGAGAGCGGCTACGCCGACACTCGGAGTTCCCGCCGACTTAACGACGATTTTACCTTTGTTCGCACCGGAAACAAATTTGAATCTTCCGCTTTCCAACTTCACAAGGCTAATCCCCCTCGGAGCGGAAAGCGTAAGGTCTGCTACACCCTGAATACCGTTGCCCGCCTTAATCGTGAGAGAAACTGCGGAATCTCCGCTATTGCTTATGACGAGAATCATTTTCGCGTCGTTCTCGCTCCAATCGAGAGCCTTTTCGGTATTCGCCGTGAGAGCGGTAAGCGTAGGGGTTGCGATGTTATTTCTCATAGTAACTTCCATTGTCTATGTCCTCCTTTTACGCGTATTTAACGTTGATATTGATAACTTCTTTCGGTCTTACGACTTTTGCGTCGAAAAGAATGTAACCCTTTACCGCGTCGGCAAACTTCTTTTCGGGACGATAAGGCTCGGTGTGAGTCAAAGGCTTTGCAAACGCAAGCGCTCTTTGAGTCCTTATCATAATGTTGTCGGTCGCACCGCTATCCGTTTTGCAAACGTTGTTCGACATCTTGACGATAACGCTACCGTATTTACCCACTCTGCCGTTTTTAAGAATTTCGGAATTATCGGTGTCTTTGTCTACATACTCTCTCTTGAAAAGCGTGTAGAATCTCGGGGAAACGGTAACAACCACTTTCGTAGTGGACTTAACGTCGTTCTCATAGAGTTTTTGAATTGCCTCGTCAAGGATATGAAGCACGTTCTTTTCGCCCGTACTCGCCGTTCCCGCAACAACCTTGACAGGCGAAGCAAAAAGTTTTTGAACCGAGTCGTCAACGGCAAACCCCGCAACGTACTTATCAACCTCGTCCGCAAGACCTTCCGAAGTTTCCGCTTCGAGCGCGTCCATTACTCCGCCTACGGATTGAGCCTTGTCGATATCGCCAACCATATAGTTGAAGTAGCGGATTTGATTGATATACATAATAACGGAAGTATCTTCGACTTCTTCGGGAGCGTCGATATCGTTATTACGATTTGCCTTGGAAAGGGTCTTAATGGTAGGTTTCCCTACGCCGAGAATCGTTACCGATTCGCCTTTCTTTTTAACTTGTCCTTCGTACTTGCGGTTGCAGTCTTCTACAAACACGCAAAGTCTTTCGAGTTCTCTTTCAATCCCTTCGTTCCAAACGGAGGGGATAAAGTTTTGATATGCCATAATGTTTGTTTATCCTCCTATTTAATATTTCCATTTCGACATACTCGCACGAATCTTGTCATAGTTCTTATGGACTTCCTCTTGGGTCATCGCTTGAACTTGCTCTCTCGTGTAATAGCCACTATCGTTCGGATTCGTGCTTGACAACGACCCCGGCGACGCTTTCTTGTTTGCAAGCGTTTGTTTTACCATTTGTTTGGCTTTCTTTTCGTATTCGCTCACAAAACTTATAAAGTCATCGTATATGTCCGATAGAGGTTGTTTGCCGACTTTTCCGTCCGCGAATTTTTGGAATTGTTCGTTTGAGATAAGCGACTGAACGTTTACCTCCGGGTGTTTGGTCGAAAAATCGTTAAAGTCTTTTTCGTACCATTCCTTTTCTTCCGTTTCTTTCGCGACCTCTTCGGCTTTCTTCCTTTCTTTTTCCTTTTGGTATTTGGAAAAATCGGACAATGGGTCTCCGCCGTTCTTTTCGATTTCCTTCATCAAAAGATATTCTTCTACGTCGGCGTGGTCTTTCATCGGCTCGTTCGTAAAAGGATTCTTTCCGTTAAGGACTTCGATAATGGCTTTTTCTCTCGTCTCCACCTCTACTTTTTTAAGTTCGGCTTGGCGTTCTGCCTCACGCCTACGACGAGCGTTTTCGGAGTTTTGTTCCTTCGTTTGGGTTTTCGATTCTTCCTTCGGCTCGGCTTTTCCTTGCTCACCGCTTTCGGAATCGGTAAATTCAACGTCGTTCTCGCCCTCCGTGTTTTTGCCGATGTCAGCGTGTTCATCGACCTCCGTAGTTGCTACGGTTTCTTCCGCTGATTTTTTATTTTCTTCCGACATAGAAGTCTCCTTTGGATTTTTGCGCGTTCCTGCGTGATATTATTGTATAGTAATAGGTTTAACCTACTTGCTATCGGTTTGAGTCTTTACGACTTTTTTATAATTCGGACAAGTCGGCTTTCGGCAAACGTAAACCGTTGAGCCTTTTATCCTTTCGACTCTCATTTCTACTTTACATTTAGGGCATAACATTTTCGCCGCCTCCTTGTAATCCGTTATATATCGTTTGCGCCATATCCGTTGCGTCCTTCGTGGTCTCCGCAAGTTTTGCGTTGCCGAGTTGGATTTGTTTATTCGCCTCGGTTATCTTCCCCGAAGCCTCGGTATAAAGGTTTGCGATATAGGTCTTTAACTCGTTGTTTTCTTTGATAACCGCAACGACCTTATCGACTGTTTCCTTTTGTTGCTCTACAACCTTTGCAAGTTCAATATTTTGTTGCTCCGACTGTTGCAGTTTTTGCGTTAGTTCGGCTACTTGATTTTTCTCGTCTTCTTCGATTCCTTTTAGAATCTCCGTTCTATTCGACAAAGCGTCTTTCGGATAGGCTTTTAGATAGGTTTTCATCGAGATTAAACCTTTCGCGAGAAGAACATCAAGGGCGTTTATATCTCCCGCCGCCGAAGCCTTTGTCCCCGAAGTTGCCTCTACTACAACCGAAAAGTCGGTTCGTCTATACTCTTCACTATTGAATACGTCCGACATTTGGACTTCTTCGCTATCCGCTATCCCTTGTATAGATTGACTCTCGTCATTCGGAAGCGTTTCAGTATATGTAAACTCTTTCTCCGTGTAATAGAGTTTGAAAAATTGTGCGAGAACCTTACCTTGTTTTTCTTTGACGAGCCAAAACGAATCTTTGAGTTCTTCGATAGGTTGAGTCGCTTGCGACTGCAACTGTGCGATTGCCGCTCCCGACATACCCGCGCCGAGAGTTTCTCCCGTCATTACTTCCGTAGACCCCGTAACAACCCTTGTAAGTTGCGTAAGCGTATCTATAAGTTGCAACGGTTGACTTTGAATCGCTTGCTCCGACATCTTCCGTATGCCTTGCCCCGTACCCGTATAGTCAACTATGACTTGCCCCGGTTCATTCGTTATCACTTGCCCTTTGAGAGCATTTGGCGCAACGATGTACTTTCCCCACGCTGTCTCTTGGTTGTTAAGAAGAGCCATAGCAATATTAAAGTTTATCGCCTTTTGGTTCGGTATAAGACCTTCAACTTCTCCGAGTCCGTAAATACATCTCTCCTTTACCTCGTAGTTTCCAACGACGATAGGATATAGATACGCCTTCGTAGTATCGGGAATAAGCGACTCCGCTTCTGGTTTATCGGGCGTAGCGTTATTCGGAGCGTCCTCTTCCACGAATCCGAGTTCTTTCGCCGCGCCTTCAAGGTCGGGAGTAATAGCGAACGGTTTATTGATTACAACGCTTTTCGTCGCCTTTTCGCAATACACTTCGCCGTCCTTGCGGAAGTATCTCGTAAGTACCGTACAAAGTTTGTCGCCGTCTTGTTCTACAATCCCATACTTGTTGTCCGATTCATCGGAAACGATACTCTCGATGTCTACATCTCTATCGCATTTCGCCCTAACCGACTTAACGTTTTCACGCGAGGCAATCAATATCCATTCTTGCTTTTGTTCGTCAAGTTGTGTAGGGTCGGAGAAAAAAATGCTTAAAGGGTCGATTATCTCACACCTTAAACCGCCTTCCTTTGCTCCGTTTTTGCCCTTTGCTTCCGAATCCCAATAGTAATGGTAAAAGTAAGAGCCTTTTATCACGCCGTCGTTTATCGCCTTTTTATCAAGCGATTCTTGACCGATTTCTTTTTGTATGTAGTCGGCAAAATTATTAAAGCGTTCCACATTTGCCATTTCGTCTTCCGCGCGGTAAATTATCTTGACGGGAGTCGAAAGAATTGCACTCTTCTTATTTCGGCAAATCATCTTTATGATGTTTACCACGGGTCTCGGAAGATTTTTCGTGTTCTTTGTCGGTGCTGCCCATTGGTCTCCTTCATAGAACTTAACGAACTTCGGAATCTTTTTCGATAAGCCGACGGAAGACTGATAAGCGAGTCCGTTTTGATAGTCGTCCCATAGCGATGTGGTCTCGGAGTCGGTCGCATATCTTTCTTTAATATCCATTGTCTTCCTCCTTTCCGTTCAGCCACTCGTCCATAATTACACTCGCAGTGGGCGGTTGGTCTTCTTCCATAGTCTTTTGAGAAACTGTACGCTTTTGCATTTCGTCAATCTTCTTTTCCAACGCGTCAACCCTATTTTCAAGTTGTTTTATTCGTTTTCTATTAAACATTAAAAGTCCTCCCATTGCATATAGCCTGTATTGCCTTCGGTTTCCTCGGACGAGAAATTCTCTTCAATAAACTCATTTTCGTTTATCTTAACTTCAAGCCACTCTCTCGGTTGCTTTTTTGCTACAAAATGCCCGATAGCACAAGCCATAACCAAATCGTCGTGGCAACCGTCCAACGCTTCCATTTTGCCGTTGTCTTTTCTTGTGAAAGTCGTCATCTCTTTCAGCGTAGGTACGTCAGGCTCAATCGTGGGGTCGTTTCTCATAAGCGTTACAAGTTCGCCTATGATTATCGGTTTCGTTCTCAATGTAGTCTCGAACCCATAGTCCATAACAGCCTTATCCGCCGCACTATCAAACCGTTCTCGCATATAGAGGCTTGTATAGCCATACTTCTTTTGAAGTATTCTCGTCGGTTGCCTTGAATAGTTTATCTCGATTCCGATAAGTGCTTCGTGATAGTAGACACCGAGACAATACATTTGCTCGGCGTAAAGGTCTTCGTCTATGTACTGTTTATGCAAGGTTGCTACAACTTTATCGTCGAGAGAGCATATAACCTTTGCCGTAAAAAAGTCTTTACCCGTTCCGGCAGTATCTCCGCCGATTGCGTAAGGTGCAAGACCTATTACTTCTCCGTCTTTGTTATACCTCTTTCTCGGCTCTTCGTGAATCGTGATATATCCGTCCGTGCTTTCTACGAATCGGATATTCTTTATCTTCCAATCAAAATCCTTTATTGCACCATTCTCGTCTTTAATCGGAATTGCTTCCTTGTCGTAGGCAAAATAGCCTTTTTTAACCGCTTGCAAGGACGAGGCACGGATTATTTGATTATTGATTGATTCTTTATCAAACACGCACTCGCCGCTCGAAACAAAGGCTTCCGTGGGCGTTATCGGATATTCTTGCTTAATCGTATTCTTATCGAGGTACGAATCGTATTTTTTGCAATACCAAGCGATTTGCTCTTTATCCAACCCCATTGACTCCAAGAGCCTTTTTCTCTCCATAAGCCAAGAGTCTTTCGTATCGAGATAACTCAAATCCTTTATACGATATTCTTTCGTTCGCCACCAACCATAGAAAAGGTTATGGCAAGCACCTGAATCCCAAAGGTCTTTCGCTTGATTGAACCCGTTTGCGGTAGTCTCGTAAACAACGATGGCGTCAGCGGTTATTGCTTCACCTATACCCGCCTGAATAGCCGATAGGTCGCACTCGTAGAAAGCAACTTCCGAATAATGCACGAAGTTAAGCGTTCGAGAACGCCCCACTTGTTCCGTCGCAGTTGCTATACGCCAAGACGAATTGAGTTTATCGAAGAATAACTCGTTTCTTGAATTGAACTTCTCGGAAGGTTTTAGTTCTTCCGGGAGTCTTTCGTATACAACTCTTGCTTTATCGTTGAATATGGCGGCGGTATTGTCGGCACGGTCAGCCATAGTAAACCCCGCAAAATTCTTTCTTACGATTGAAAACGATAACTGAATCGCCGTTATAAGGCTTGTAAAGCCTTGCTGTCTTCCTTTCAAAACGAAGAACGGCTTACTCGTTCCTTTCGTCTCCAACTGCTCGATAAAGTCCTTTTGCACGTCGTTAAGGAAAAACGGCACAGTCTTTCTCTCTTTATCTACGATATAGAAAGCGACTTCTATAAGCAAATACGGTCTCGCAATTACCTCCGATGATAACGACGGCGTAGAGAGTATTTTAATAACGCTCGCCCTAACGAGTTGCTTATCATACTCTATATCGTGCCGTTCTTCCCATATCCGCTTACGCTTTTCAATAATGTCTTTTATAGTCAGCATTAGAAGTCCTCGAATTTCTTAACCGTTATATTGCCTTCGACGATTGCCGTTGCCTCCTTGTTTGCAAGTGCCTGTTTGTCGTAAAGCGTTCCCAAGACAACCGCCAACTCTTTTGCTTGTTCAAGTTTAAGAGATTTTATCTTTGAATAAAGAGCCTTTCTCTGCTCGTTCGTAAGGTCTTTATTGTCGAGCCTACATATTTCTTCGACGATTTTATCGAGTTCGTCTTCGCTCTCTATCGCCCTATCCAAACGCCTTTCGAGAAGTGTTTTTGTCTTGTCGATTAGTCTCCAAGCGTCATTTACGAACTTCTTTTTGTTTTCATTACGAAGTCTTTCAAGGTCAAATTCACTCTCCGACTTCGTAACTTCGTAACTATCTCCGCCTCTCGCCCTCTTCTCGGCTAACTCTTTGCTTTGCTCTAAATACTTCTTCTCCCAAGTCTTAACGGTTGTATATTTGAGTCCGAGTTGCTTCGCTACGCCCATAGCGTTGTTATTGCAAGCAAGAAGGGCAAAGGCTTTTTCCTTTATATCGTCGTTATACTTCTTGCCTTGTGCCATAACTTACCCCTATAAAGAAATGCAACGATTTTCAAACTTCTTGTAGGCGTCAAAATAACACTCTTTTTTATCGCCGTTATAAGTCAACTCATAATACATTCCGTCGCTAATGGTGGTACTTAATAATGCTTTGTTGTTTTGGAGAGTTTTGCAAGACCAAACAACATAGACATCATCTCCGTTAATTCTTTTACCCTCGCTTTTATCCAAATGCTCGTTGGTATAATCGCAAACCGCCTTTTTACAAAATGCAATAAACTCTTGATTCGTCATCAGATGTGCCTCGGATTTAACTCTTCATCGGTCTTACCCCAAATTGCAAGCCGATGTTGCAAGCATATAGCGTAGTCCGACATATACCGCAGTTGGTCTCTCATTGCGTTTCTCATCTCATACGAAATATCCTCCGCAATAGCCTTTTCACTATAAAGAAAAGCCGAGAGTTTTACAATTCTCTCTTTAAGTTCTTCAAGTTCATATTGAACTCTTTCCTTTGCCGTAAGTTCTACTTGTCTTTCACAACAATCGTCCATAATACACTCCTAAAAATGTTTTGGAGAGTTACAATCATTTTACGCTACTTATCAACTCTCCGAAGTTTTTCGCAACTTCTTACGAAGAACTTAATGGGTTTTGGCAGCAGAGGTTAGACTCGAACTAACATATAAACGGGTCAAAGCCGTTCGCCATTCCTTTTGGCTACTCTGCTATGGTTGCGGAGGACGGAATTGCACCGCCGACCTCTTGTTTATGAGACAAGCGAGATTCTGCTTCTCCACTCCGCGATATTGAGGAGAGATAGTCTCATAACCTATCCGCCGCCCGACCACAAGAACGCCGTTTCTCCTCTTCATCATAGATTATTGCATAAAAAAAACGATACCGGGCGATACACTTTTGCCCGATATCGAATTTTTTTATAGAAGACTTGCCAACTTTTCGATTGCTTTTTCAACTCTCTTACGGATTCCGACTTCGGTATATCCTATGTCTCGCCCTATCTTCCAATATGGCTTTCCATTTATGTAGCCGTCGATAATGATTGTTTTATCAAAACCTTCCAACTTGTCTATCGCTTCCATATAGGTTGCTTCGAGAGCCGTCGCTTTCTTAATATTTTCTTCGATATGAAGCGAGCCGAGAACCTCTTCAAGTTTTCGTATCTCTTCGGTATTGTCTTTTGTTGCAATTTTACCACGAAGATATTCAAGTCGCCGTTCGTGATTTTGCTTACACTCCATAGCAACGGTTATGCTATGCGTTATCTTTCGGAGTTTCCGAAGGTCGCTCTTGACTTTCTCCTTCTCCATTCTTCCCTCCTTTGTCGGGCAAGAACTTTAAGACCTTACTTCTTGCGATGATGTCGTTCCCTTTACGAAGTTCAAACCAAAAGATTATATTACCCGTTTCTTTCTCTATCATCGAGAAATATATGAGTTGTCTCCCGTCTCTCGCAAGAGCCTTCTTTAACTCATATTGTCTTTGCTTTGAAGTCTTCGCTCCTTCCGTTTCGTAGCCGTTTTCTTTCAATAACTCATAGCCGATATCGTCTATACGTTCAATCGCCTCTTGCGGCAATAAATCGAATATATCAATCTTCTTTGCCATTTTTCCGTCTCCTGTATTTCATTGTTTCTTTGGTCGGTTGCAAGTTTCCTCTATCCATTTTTATGAGTCCTATACAAACCCACCAACTAAAAGCCGTTATAACGCCAAATCCGATTATAGCGTTTAAGTAACCACACACTCCGAACCAATTTATAACGACTACGCCTTTTATCAAGCATAAAAACTGTACCGCCGTTAAAATCGTTAAGAGTATAGGAATGATAATTTTCCGAATTGTTTTCATAACTCCAACTCCTCTAATTTTTTTATCCATTTTGTCTTTATAATTTTTTCAAGGTATTCGGCATTGTATTTCGGCGTTGATGAAATACACGAAAACGCCCTGCCGAGTTCCTTTTCCCGAACGGCTTCCGTTTCCCGCATTTTGTCTATCATAAAGGCAAAATTTTCGGGATAATACTTGTAAAGGTATGCAAAGTTTATAAAACTTGCCATAGGGCAATACATACACCCGCAACGCTTTTGCACCTCATAATAATGGTTGAATATCGGTTGCGTTTTTGCCCACGCCCAAATCGTTTCTTCTTTGATACCGTTTTCAACAAGCGGGTAACGTTCTATTTTTTGTAAATCTACCCGCTTTGCAAAACGCTTTTCTTCGTCGGCGCAATAACCGATATAAAAAACAGTATAAAAGCCTTGTTTTTTCATAAATTCTTGCAACTGCTTTTTCGCCGTTAGTTTGTACTTATCATTACACCACCGCGCAACCCTTGTCGGAAAACCGTATCTTTCGTAAAGTTCGCCCCACGATTTCGTCGGCTTTATTCTTACAAACCTTATTCCGAATCGTTCGCATTCCGACTGCATATAATCAATTACGTTTTTTATGAACGGATAATCAATTTCGAGTTGAAAGTGTACAACGCCGTCAAGCGGGTATTTATCAAGGTTATGTAAAATGAGATTGAGCATAAATAAACTGTCTTTCCCGCCCGATACGCTCGCCCAATATGACGGGCGCAATGCTAATTCTGTGCTTTGCATAATTCCTCCACATAGCACCACGACTGCGGCGGGCGGGTAATTTCAAATTTTTTTGCCCACGCGTCATAATGGCAATGAGTATTCGGATAAAGATTGAAAAGCCACTCTTCTTCCGTCATAAAACCCGATTTTCTAAATTCGCTCAATTCTTTCGGTTTGTCGTAAATCTTTAAGTCGGATATATGCCAGCCGTAGCCGTCTTTGTTGCCCAAATAACCAACCATATCGTCATAATCAAGGCAACTTTGACGGGCAATCTCGTTTGTTACGCCCTGTTCTTCGTTTGCCACAACAAAACTGTTGCCTTGATTTTTTATCGAATAAACCTTATCGCAGATAAACTCGCCGATAACTTTACCCATATCTGTGTAGTGCGATTTGTTTTTAAGAAACGACTTGAATCTATCGTTTAGATAGCGCATTTTGCTTTCTTTTGTTTCGTAAATATAAGCCTTAAAAGGAACTTCTTTCGGAGCGGTTTTCCGAACTTCGATTCTCTTTTTGCCGCTTGCTATTTTCTCAACCCATTTCGGTTTGATTGATATTAAAACTGATTTCATCTCATACCTCCGGCAAGTCAATATCTACAATTATTGCTTTTACCCACGGGAGATTTTCTATTTTTTCGCGAGCAAGTTTCTCAATACCTTCGTAAATATCATCTGCCCCTAATTCGTCAGCAATTTGCTCTTCAAAATATTCTTTGAGAACATCTTCATCGCCATCTCTTGTAAAAAACCTTTCTACGCCGTAATAGGTCAAGCAAACATACGAGTCAACACGACAATCTCCGAACGAACCAAGCCACGAGCAACAACCGTCATCACAAACGACGTTACTATCAACCATAGGAACAATAGAAATGTCTGGGTTTTCCCTTACAATCCTTAAAAATTTTTCAATTTTCGTTTCAGCGTCTTTAAGGTCAAACACTATCCCTACACAATACTTTTCGCCGTCTTCCCATACGTCAAAAGTTTCGTGCGGTATCTTTGTTTCGTATGTAAAACAAGGATTACCTTCATCGTGCCATATTGCTTTAAGATTCTTCTTTCCCGGCTGTTCATCATACCCAACATCGCCATAGGTTACAAGGTATTCTCCGCCTCCGTATGCTCCGCGCTCATCATCAATCGCTCCTCTAAACTCAATAAGGTCATCGGAAGAACCAAAAACAATTACAATATTATTTTCAATCGCCTCTCTAATGATATGTTCGGGTATTTTTACCGGGTACTCCAATTTTAATGCGTTAAGCCTTAACGCTATTTCGTTTACTTTGTTCATATTCTACTCCTAAAATAAATTTTTGAATATTGCCATAAGGACATTGACAACGATTGAATTTCCCGCTTGTTTGTAAAGTTGAGAATTACTCACTTTCTTCTCTGCACGAGAAAAACTTTCATCATCAAAACCCATAAGTCTCCAACACTCTTTTGGCGTGAGTTTCCGAACGCGGATTCCGTCTATAATCCCATTATTCCCGTCTTCGGTTGAAGAACATCTTACCGCGAGGAAAACTTCACTTTCGTTTACTCCGCCCTTATTAAAGCCGTGTGGTCGGCTATACTGTTTTGTTGTTTCTATAATTCCTTGACCGTTTCGCTTTAAGTCTGCCCCACAATTTCTTGTGAGTGTACCTACACACGAACTATCCTTCCTTATAGATTGATTGAATCCGTCCCATACTATCGGCTCTACAACCCGATTATTATGTTTCGGACTACTTCCGTCGGTTGTCAGCGTTCCGACTATTCCGTCTTTACGAAAATAACCGTTTTGCTCGTCTAATGCCATAGGCTCAACTACTTTTAACCCTTCTCTTCCACTACGCAAAGTCGGCACAACTTCCTTATATTCTCTCGGCTGCCGAGACTTATAAAAATCTTCGAGAATTTTCGGTTCTAATCCGCCACCCTGCATTGTCCGTATCGTCGGGCATAACCCCTCTGGGGAGTAGACTCTATTAGCCATTTCAAAATCGCCTTCGAGTTGAGCGATATGTTCGCACTTGATGAAATTGTCGTCCATTCTACTTCCGGCTCTCGTTGTAATAGTTTTTCCGACAACGTTCCCGTCTGTGGGTTCAAATCGAAACCCATTCCCTTTCTCAATGCTTTCTTGCGTATGTTGGATAAAGTATTTAATAGTTTTTTCGGATAAATAATACTTTTCATCAACCGAAGGCTCTAAAACATCTTTCAACCTAACCACAAGCGGCTGTTTGTGCGGAAAATCGTAATAGTAATCTTCTCCGAGCCAACTTAACATAAAACATCTTTCTCGATTTTGTGGAACTCCGAAGTCTTTCGCGTTAAGTATTGCGTACTTACTCGTATATCCTAATGATTCAAGTAATTCGCACCACGAAAAGAAGTCCTTGCGATTCTTCTCGGAAAGTACGTCAGGTACGTTTTCCATTAAGAGAATTTGAGGCAATCGCCCCCCCCTTCTTCGTAATTTCAATAAGTAGCCTCTCCACTTCCCACAACAAACCGCTACGAGTTCCGCTATCCCTGCTCATTCCTTGTTGCTTGCCCGCCTTTGAAAGGTCGGTGCAAGGAAACGAGTATGTCATTATGTATTCGTATTTATCGGTTCCGACAATGCCGAGGTCGGCGGCGTGAATTTTAGTTATATCACTCGTGGCAAAATTCGTTCCGTGGACTGCGTTATAACTTGCAACCGCGTACTTATCAAATTCGCATATTCGATAATGTTCAAAGTTTACGCCGAGATTTTCAAGTGCTTTCGCTTGCGCTCCGATTCCCGCAAAAAGTTCTATAAGTCGTATCGGTTTCGTAATTTTGAGGGGTATTACACCGTCAAATATCGACCGTTGCAATCCCATATCTCTTATCGTGTTTCCCATACTGCCACCTATATCCCAAGAGATTTCGCTATATCGCTTTTTACCTCTCTTGCGTCCTTACGAAAATCGTCGCCTTCGAGTTTTATAACTCTCGTTGACATCTCGTTTACCCTTTCTACGATTGCTTTATCGAGATTAAGAACGGAGGCAAGTTCCGAGATTGAATAATTAGACGAGAATATTGTCGGTCGTTGCGAGTTGTATCTCGCATTAAGAATTTCAAAGAGTTTCTCTTCCGCCCACTTTGCACTCCCTGCATTATATTCCCTTCCGAGAAACTCCTTTCCGAAATCGTCTATGAAGGCGAAAGCGTAATTTTGAAGTCTATCCAACATCTCACACTCACCCATACCGTTTCCGTCATAAGAACTCCGAATTTCATTGAGAATAGAAGCGAGATTTGTATAAATACACCGATACCCTTTCCATACCAACTCATTACAAATGCAAGCCGTCAAAAATGTTTTTCCCGAAGAATTGTCTCCGTAGATATAAAGCCCAATATTGCTATCTAAAACTTTATCGGCGTTTACGACGTAATTCTTGCACTTGATATAAGCCTTTTGATTGTTATCGGTTATCATTGCGTCTTTGAACATAATGTTCTTATATCGCTCTCCGATAAGCGACAACTTCTTACGGGCGTTGAATTTTTCAAGCCTTTCTTTTGCTTCTTTTTCCGCCTTTTCTTTCCGATATTTTTCGGTAAGGCATTTACACGCCCCACGCATAGCAAACTGTTTATCGTCGGAAGTAAAGAATCTTGCTGTCTTACAAGCCTTGCAATAAGGAAGTCCGTCGTCTCCGAGATACTCATCTTCTTTAAGAACCTCTTCTCCGCTTGTAAAGGCTTGTTTTAATTGTTCGAGCGTTTTACCAAACATCACTCGTCCTCCCGATTATACTTTGAAGAATCCGCCGCCTTCCTCGGCGTTTCTTCTCTTGCTTCCCAAGTCCTTATGCAAGCCTTCCAATCTTTCATCGGTTGGCTACCGACTTTCCAACCTTTTGATTCATAAAAATCATAAAAGCGTTGAGCATTGACTTTGTTGTTTCGTTCCTTGCAATAACTTTCAATCTCTTCTATCGAAGGTTTTGAAAACCGTTTCGGTGGAGGGAGTGCGCTTCTCGCACTCTCTATATTATCCTTACCTAACTCTATACTATCCTTACCTATACTAACCTGTGTCTCCGAATCGGAAGCATTATGTATACATTCCGTATACGCCTTCTTTGAATCAAGCGTTAATGTTGCTTTTTCTTCGGTATAAGTAGTCTCTTTGAATCGGTCGGCTTGTATGTAGTTGTGGATTTTCCAATGCTTAATAACGATTATTCCGCTTTGGAAAGTTAGTATAAAACGCTTCGACACAAGGATTCGGCAGTCATCGTCGCTTGCTCCTATCATTCTTTGAATCTTTTTCGGATTGCCGACAAAACCCTCATCATCGGCTCTCATCGAAAGATGAAAATATAGTGCTTGCGTTGAAAGGGGCATATCGAGAAAAGCGTCGCTATCAATTATCGCTTTCGCGAACATTCTTCTTTCTGCCATAATCTCTCCTTAAAACGGAAGATTGTCATCGTCAACTTCTTCGAGTTTCTGTCTTTCCTTTTTTGTCGGCTTATCATCGCTTTGCGATTTCGGCGTTAAAAACTCGACTTCATCAACTTTGACTTCCGCAACCTTATGCTTGCTTCCATTGTCGTCTTCATAAGTCCTGAATTGAATACTCCCGACGATTCCTACTTTATTGCCTTTACGGAGATACCTTGCACAAAGTTCCGCACGTTCTCTCCATACAGTAATATCAAAAAAATCCGTTTCCCTCTCGCCGTCCGAGTTTGAATAATTTCTTGTAACGGCGACCGCAAATTTTGCGTAACTGATTCCGCTTGCAGTTTCAGCAAGTTCCGGGTCTCGCGTAAGGTTTCCGATGATAACGAGTTTATTCATCTTTCTCCTCCGAGCAACATCGCAAGCAGCACTTCCGCCGGTATGCTTTCTATCATCTTTTTCTTCATATCGTTTACGCATTTTTCAGCAGTATCAATGGTATTTGTAAGAATTTCCGTATTGCAAGACGTTAATCCGATTCCTCGAATGTGGTCTCCGTTATGAAACGCGCCGATAATTGCCCTCGTGTCCGAGTTTACAATAGTTTCGTTATTATCGAGATTTTTTATTGTGATGTGGAATCCTTTTTCGAATTTTTTGGTGTTTTGAGTTTTCATATTTTTATCTCCTAAAAGTTAATTTTTCTTTATCCCAATTCGGGTATTTTGATTTTAAGTAGGCTTCGATTTTTGCACCGATTTCTTCTCTTTCTTCGTGTGTTCCGAAGTCATATTTTCTATGACACTTATTTTCCGTGAACTCTGTACAAAGAGTAACTATATTCTCTTCAATACCGAGTCCACCTTTCGAGCGGGAGATGAAGTGTGCGTTTGGCATTACGTTTCTACAACAACCACATACCACACACCGTCCCCCGTCTCGTTCCCATACCGCTTGTTTTACCTTTTGCGGTATATCCGTTGCTTTACTTCGTTTTGATTTCATCGACCATATTCCTCTCTTGCAAGTTCTATCTCGCTATCCACGATACCGAGTTCGGCAAGTTTATCGAGTGTCGCCTCAATGAGTTCCGTCATCTCTTGTGTGTTGAATTTTGAAGAGCCGATAAAGTATTGATACATATTCAACTTCTTCCCGTTTACAATTCTTTCGTCAACTTTGCGGACAACTCTAAAAGTTTTTTTGAGTAACGATTCGGCTTCCGGCAACGCAAGAAGATAATCGTATGAAACGTTTGCTTCTTCAAGCATTACGCAATAACACTCTTCGGTAGACACTTTTCGTTTGTTACCGGATAAAGCATTCGCCATTTTCCCGAGCAATGCCCATAGAAGACGATTTTGTTCAAGACTGCGTTGAGATTTATGTATCTTTGTTTCAACCTCCAACTTTTTTTCCGAACCTTGATTTTCTTCCAAGGACAATAAAGCGGATTTTTTATTCTCGCCGCGAACCACATAACACACGATTAAATTGTTGTTTTCGTCTGTCATACGATATACTCGCTCGGCTATAAACTTACTCATCTTGCGCTCCTATTTGCTTTTTCAAAGAGGCTATCAAAGAAGCAAACTGTTCCTCCGAAAGGTTATTTATTTTCGTCGGATATTTCTTTTTTGCAAGCCAATCGCTGACCATATCAAGCGTTATATCGGAATCTTTGATAATTTCGTTTACTTGCGCCCATTTCGATTTTTTGCTACTTGTTGTACTTGTACTACTTTGAGCCTTTTTGCCAGCGGACGTTTCACCTTGTTTCGGAGAGTATTTTGTACTATCTTTATCCCAATACACGTCTGCACCTATTCCTAACGACTTGCAAGCCACGGAAAGGGCGTCGGTGTAGGCTTTCTTATAGCACTCGTCATCGGTATAAAGTCCGCCTGATTCCTTTGACACAAACTTGCTTCCGCCTATTCCGGGTATTGCTTCGCTCCACGCACCGTCAACTTTGATAAATAATTCGATTTCCACGTTTGCGGTAACTTCGTTATTTACCCCACCGTCAAGCCAAGTTCTCACTATATTCGCTTTCCAACCGACCCCACATACGCCAAATTGCTCGGTAAGGGTTTTAATTCGCCACATCGGATTTATATCGGTCATTCCCTTCAAGCGTCCACCCTCTATTTTCTTTTGCGCTTTCTCGGGTACTTCGCGAACTTTTTCGTAAAGGTCAAGATTTCCCATATTACTTCCACTCCAAATCTTTCTTTATGTAGTAGACTTTTAAGAGAGCCTTGAACATATCAAAGTATTTTTTGATTGTTGTCGGCTTGATTTCCTTGTGTTGGAACGGCTCGTCTTCGTTTCTTCCTATATTGAGAATCATTATTTGTTCAACTTTGTGCTTGTTCTCTTTGAGAAGATTTGCATACGACGATACTTGCAAGAAGTGTTCATTAAAGATACCTTTGCCACTCTTAAAGTCAACGAGAGTATATTTGCCGTCCACCTTACAGTAAAAGTCGAGCGTTCCGCCGTATTTGAACTTTTCGGAAACGAGTGCTTTCTCGTTAAAAATCGGCTCGACTTTATGTTGTTTCTCCCAATCGAGATATTTATAAAAGCCGTTTTGAGCCATTTCAATTTCAAGTGCGGAATATTCTTCCGTATTTACTTTTTTGCCTGTTATATGCCCTTCAACAAGTGCGTGAATAAGAGTTCCGATTGAAGCGGCTTTGTCAACGTACTTCGTCGAGTCAATGCCTTGAAGTCCGAGATTGTTCGCCCACTTTACAAGCGCGGGTTTGTTCAATAAACCCGTTACAGTTGTTGACCCCGGAACAAGAGTTCCGTCTTCGAGATAATATCTTGTGTGCGCTCTTGCAACTTTCTTTAACTTGTCCGCCATTATTCATTACCTCCGAATAAAACTTCTTTTGCCCTCTTTTGAGCATTTTCGGGCTTGTCGTATTCTTCTTGATAACGCACTTTTGCCCAATCTCTGCTTTGTTCAAGACCCGAAAGAGTCTCCTTTGCGAACTTAACATCGTCGATAAGTTTTTCGGCTTCTTCAACTGACACGTCTTTAAGTGCGACCGCTAATTCGTTGACTTTCTTTTCGTAACCGTCTCTCGCGAGCGCAACTCGCATTTCCGCAATATCTAATTCGTTTTTGTAATAATCCAACATTGTCATAAATCTCCTTGACAAAAAATAATATTTTTGGTATATTATTCGAAAAGCATATACCTTTGCTTTTAATGAGACTTCACTTCTTTGCTTGCCGGCGTGAGTGGAGTCTTTTCTCTTGCTTGTAATTCTCGATATGTATCTTCAAGCCGTTCAAAGCATTGCTTGACCCAATCCGTGATACTTCGATACCCCAACGGTTTAAGTGCCTTATCGAAAAGTTCTTTCGCTTCTTTCGGAAGAGTTGCCGTAAGTTTATAAATCTCCGAGACCTTTTTCTCTTTCGCCACGGTAGCATTTACACTTGCAAGTTGAAGATATACTTCGTGTGGTTCGTATATTTCTTCGACTCGACTACAACCTAACTCTTTAAGAAGTTTCCTCATCATCGACGGAATTGGAAGACACTTATAATTCTCGAACTTGCTCATCATCGGCTCGTCCGTGCCGATTTTTTCGGCAAGTTCTTTTTGCTGCCTACCCTTCGCCTTGCGAATCTCTCTTAATCGCATTAACCTTTACCTCCTTCTTCGATTTTTAAGCCGAGTGTTTCGGCTATTTGCTTGCCTTTCTTTTCAAGACTTCGTAATTGATAGAGCCTTTGCCGTAACATATCATTCTCCGCTTTCTTTGCGAGTTTGACATACGGACTACTTTTCAGCCTCTCAATTTCGGCTTGAATTTGCTCCGATGTTTTAATCTGCTTGTCCATAACTACTCCTTATTTCTTTTTTTTGCGACATACTCTTTAAGAGCGATTCTCGTTACGTCGCTTAAAGTCAACTCTTCTTGCTCCGCGATTTCAACGAGATTTTCATAAGTCTCTTTACCGACCCAAACGCCGATATTGACTTTACCGAAACGCTCGATTTTTTTATTCGCCTTTGCTTTTGCCATATCGTATACCTCCTTTTTAGAATAAAAAAATAGACCCACCAATCAAGGTGAGTCTACTATTGCCTATCGGCATTAAAAAAGGCTCATCAATGACTGATGAACCTATTGTATAATATCATAGAAAGATTTTTCTATGAAATTAAAAGGAAA